GAGCCTGTTCTGGACATACACCCTTCCTCAAAAGTTCTTCATACGTCCATTTTGCAGAATATAATACTTGCTGATAATCATTGACCATATCGTTTCTTGGATTGATCTCGATTGACTCATCAGAACTACCTTGTTTCTTATCGTCTGCTTTACCTCGCCAGACATCGGGTTCAAAGAACTCTGGTTCATCATCGACATATCGTCTTGATACCTCGTTCCACGTTAAACCGATTTGATGTTTAACCAACTGTCGTGCAACGAACACAGGTGCTTTGATACGAAACTGTGCAGAACAATGACCAAAAGGACTCCAGTGTTTATGTTTTGCAAGATACTTGATTAACTTTGTATCAGGTCTTTCTTCAAAAGACTCTTTATGTTTTCCGAAAGACACACGAGCTGCGTTCACAACAGTAAGGTCACAACCCATGTGATCAATTAGTTCTACCGACAAAAATTTATTTTCATTTAACATTTTTCTTCGGGAACCTCCTAGTCGGTCTGTAACCTCTCGGCCACTCTGGGGTACGAGATGAAAGTTTCTTAATCTTCTCTCGCATCTCTTCATTCTGACGTTGCAACTCTGCACAGTTAAACTCTAAATCTTTTACTCGATTTTCAAGTCTCTGGCTCTTATGTTCAAAGAAATTTTCTGAACGACTTTTCTGAGGCACTTTACTGCTCCTTCTGTATTAAATTTATTAAGACTATCTTACACTTTTCTTTGGGTATTGTCAAGAACTTTCTATAGTCATTCATTAATTTTTTAACGTCTGGCCAAAAAAGATCTTCACTCATTTTTTTATCCCAATTCTTTTGATACTGCACTAACTCGTCCAGTATGATAAGTGTTTCCAATGATACACGTTTACCAAAGTATTCTCTCATCAGTAATGGGTGAGAACCCTCTGGCACTTCAAACAATTTTTCAAAGTCATCAACGTGCGGTGATAACTCTTGTTCAAAATTATAACTTAGACTCTGTATGTGTTTTTTCCAATCCTCATATACGTCCTGACTAAACTCCCCTATCCAACCTTTTCTGTTTGACCTGACAAAGTTTGCAACAAGAAAGTTTTTGATATCACTATACTCCGTATACTTTTTACTTAGTCTAACAAAAAAAGAACGGTCACTTCTTTTATAAAAAGAACCTCTGCTTACTTTGGATTTGCCACCAAACTTGTGAAAGTCGTAGTCACCTTCACCAAAATGTGCTTTGATTGCACAGTATGTCAAGTAAACATTTACAGGTTCCATTATATCGGTAGTTTGGCTTTCTTTGGTAAATAATTTAGGTCAGCTGCATTGACCTCTATTTTTTCTTTCAATCCTTTACTGATTAGTCTTGCGACAGTTGATGGGTCTATCTCATTCTCAGAACAATACCATAGCACCGCATCCATATGGGATATATTTTTCTCCAGTGCGATTTGTTCTATCTTGAGTGAAAATGTTTTAGTGGTTTGCATACAAACTCCATAATAAAAAAGGTAGCCCGTTGGATAACAAGGTGGGCCAGACCCCGATGAGTTCTATGCCGCTAGGCGATAATCCTCATAGTACCAATTATCGTTGGCAGTTATATTAACCGTTAAGGTGGTCAACCTCGTATTCTCCACTCGTCTACTAGTTGCCCAGTCGAATCTAAAAGCACCCCCCTTGAAACTGTTACTTGAAAAAATTTGGTGGAGGTGGGCGGATTTGCACCGCCGTCCTAAACAATTTCCAACTCGTATCAACGAATACGTTCTATATATACTATCAAAATTTTGTAGGTAATGTCAAGTGTTAAACTGCAAAAGAACTACCGCAACCGCAAGTAGCTTGCACGTTTGGATTACGAATAACAAACTGCGATGAAAAATTATCTGCTGAATAATCTATCTCTGCACTATCCAAATATTGTAGACTCAATGGGTCAATGACTACGGTTACATCACCGTTCTCAACTTTTAGGTCATCATCTTTTTCTTTATCAAACATGAAACCATACTGAAAACCAGAGCAGCCCCCACCCTGTATAAACACACGCAACTTGTGGTAATCCTTTACGTCTGGATCTTCTTCTGCAATTTGTTTTATCTTCTTTGCAGCTGCATCATGCAGAGTTAAACTCATTGATTGCTCCCTCCAATAGTGGTAAATAATCTTTCTTATTTTTTACAAACTCTTGCACCACACCGTCCTCAGTTACAACCATGATAACAATTTGGTCTATCGGTGTGCCTGTTCTCTCCCCATACATCTCAGCATATGCTGATGCCTGTATATAATAGTTCTCGTTGTATTTATCATTTCTTTCTGATGTAGATGTCTTAAAATCTATAATTGATAAAACACCTTTGTATTCTGCAATACAATCAACCCTACCAGCGACTTCATACTTATCAGAATATAACGCACATTCCTGTGCATGAATGTTATCAATACGATGTAACGCATTATTTCTTAACTGATTGAATAGACAGAACGGAAGAAAGTCTTTTTGTTTTTCGTCCCACCAATTATTATTCTTATGTCCGACATTATTGAGATAATCCTCACACATCTGGTGAACCGATGTTCCACGTTTTGCAGCTTTGCGTGAGATGTAGTTTGCGACATCGTTACCGACACGTTTACGCCATTCAAACAATCCTTCTTTACCCCTGTTGGATAATACAGTGGTAATCGATGGATATTCCTTATCATCTGGTGTGATGTAATATCTTTTTCTGTCAATCGTTTTTGTTTTTAAATCTGGTAAATCTGTTTCAACATGATTAAATGGGTATGCCATAATATATCCTTACATTAATTCAAAATGTGGCGCATCAATAAATGGTCTACGCCCCTGACCCCTCCTAGTATCAATGTAAGAGTTCATCGCCTCTTCCATCGTTCCTTTCCACTCACGAATATCGGTGACAGTCCAAGCTGCACCCCAGCGAACTGCAACGTCAACTTTGATAGATGCTTCTTTCATCGCATCTGCGATTTCATCATAGACATTTAGTTCCCATGAACCTCGTCCACCGATGTATGCCATAAGATCGACTGCACGACCGTCTAAGTGTTTTGATTTCATTGTCTGGGACGCACCAGATTCCACAAGTTGTTTTTGTTTCTCTTCTGTGCGTAATCCCTCTATGACACCAAAGTCTATCTTTGTGACCTTGATTGCTTCGTATACTATTTCTTTTAACTCAGGTTCTAAACCCATGAGTCTCTCTTGTGATTTTGTTGAAAGTTTATAAGCCATTATTCAAACCCCAATCCTAATTTAGTTTTCTGTATGAGATAACTTCTTACAAAACCAGACCTAACAATATCACCTATTGAAAATTCACTAATATTAAATTCGTCCATTTCTTCCAATATTTTTACAAAATCATGTAATCCGTCTTTCTCATTTCTTTTTGTTAAATCTGATTGCATGAAGTCACCGCAAAAAGATATTTTAGAGTCTTGTCCTACTCTGGTTATAATTGTATCTAACTCATGAAAGTTTAGATTTTGACACTCATCAACAATGATGATTGAGTTGTCAAAAGTAAGACCTCTCAAAAATGATGTTGATAGAAAATAAAAACTACCTTGTGTTTTTAACCTATCGTATAAAATACTAAACGCCTGTTCGTTTGGTTGTTTGAACATGAACTGTGCCATGTTTGCATAAGGGACTTGGTATAGTGCAGCTTTATCTTCTTCATCGCCTGGCAAGAAACCTATCTCTCTTGTCGGTATAAGTGAACGCACTATAATCACTTTGTCGTATGGTGTTTCATTTCTTAACACTTCCTCAAACGCAAGATACATTGAAACAAAAGTTTTACCTGTTCCAGCACAACCACAAAGAAACTGGTTCTTACCTTCTTTCCAACTTTTGAAAACTTGTTTCTGTGTGTCTGTTATTGGTTCTATCTTAACCAAGTCAGAATAGTTTATTTCTTTTTTCTTTGACATCTCTATCCTTTACGTTGTCTTATATGTATTAGTAAGTTTAGAGACATCTTGTCCTCCACTCTTTCTGACAAGTCCATGTTTCCTACCTACCTCTTGCACTCTCTTTTGTTGTGCGGTTCTATTATCACCAAACCGATCTGCGAGTGGACTGTTTGGGTGAGCTTCTGCAACTCGACTGAACACTTCTTTCATTCCACCGTCCATGCGTTTAACAACATGATCACCAACAATGGCTGGTGCAGAGATTAACTTTCTCCAAGTTGGATTATCTACGAGATGTTGTTCCAGTTCAGAATACTTACAAAAGATTGTGAAATGTTCACTTGTTTCATCATCTATAATATCATAAGTTGGCATCCTATCAACCCTCTAATCTAGAAAATGAAAGACTCAATTTGAGTTTTTCGTTTTCTTCGCTCAGTTCTTTGATTCGTATCATAGACTGATAGTTTTGTTTGGTCAACTCTGCAATGTCCATTTTTAAAACTTCAATTTCAGTTAAAGATGTGTCTAGAACCATAATGGTTTCTCCCTGTTTTTCCAATTTGCAAAATAAGCTTTCTCGTTTATGTAGTAGTTCCTATAACCACTAATCGGATCGTTAGGAACCTTACAATATTCTGGCATCGCCTGTGGCATCTCAGTCAATCCTATATCTGGAATATTCTTTGGTGGTCTTTGCAGATACACCGATGGTTTAGATGAACCATGAACTTTTCCGTATCTATATTTATATTCTGCGATGCACGCCATATATAATTTAAACAACATCATGTAGTTACTTAAACTTGTTCTTGTCCACACATTAGACGGATGGTTGACATGACTTGCTTTAAACAATACATCTTCTCTGTAATCAGGTAACGACCATCGTTTGATGTTCCTATTATTTTTAGTTTTTCCATAATACATTTGACCGTCAAGGACACGATGGGCTGTGGACAACAACTGACAATACTCAGTTATCATCTTTACGATGTGTTTGTCAACGTGCCACTTCGCACATTGTATTGGGTCATCATCAAGGTAAAATATATTCATGTTATCTTTTCCATCTATAAAAGATATGATCCCCTATCTCAATTGTTTTGATTTTTGATTTTGCCCAAGACGGCATAACATAATCTGCGTGATAAAATGTTGCACCATCAGTTATATCAAACATCATTACCCTAGATGTTAATAGTATTTTACTGAACTGCATTATATCCATGTAAATACCCAACTGATTTATGTCATCTGGTTTACCATCACAATACCAACTGAACTGGCATCGATGTCGCACAGGATAATAAACTCTTTCTATATCTGGGACATCCTTGCCTTTTGTTCTCCAACTTTCTTTTGTCTCTGATTGAAAAACCACCCCACAGATTGAATCAGGAAATCGATTATCAGTTACCCGATTGAGAGTAACAGCTGCAACTGCCAACCAACCAGCGGTTCCTTGATTCCTCGCTTCGTGATAAATATTTTCTGCGAGACATCTTGCTTCATCTACATCAAAAACATTTATTGGTTTACGTTTTTTTTGTTTAACTTCTGAAATCGGTTCTGGTTCCACATAATTATTGGTATCAACTTTTTCAACTTGAACCGATGGTATGCCAATTGAAATAACAGCGACAGCGACCATCGGTATCAAAATTATCGATAAGAACAAAATTAATTTTTTCATTTTAGATCTTTCATCATAGAGTGAAAATCTTCTCGATCAGTCAAATGAAACTTGGGATAGAGACCACATAGACTCAAGAGTTCTTCTCGATCATCTTTTGGTAGTTGCATTAGTATCTCAGCAATTCTTTCCTGTTCAGTCTTTGGACGTATGTTAAAATCTATCATATTCCAATCTCCTTTAGGTATTCGTTACCATATTTAGTTTCTAATCGATTTGCTTCTTTCTCCCAAGGCATATCATCGTATTTAATATCGTATGGATATGTTTTTGATTTCCATCTCATACGACTACCGACAACTTCGCTGTCCATTTCTTTTCTGATGTATTGTTTCACATGAACCATTTCATGTATCACCGTTCTGATTAAATCTTTTGTGTCTGCATTTTTATCTAACACAACTGAAAACTCTCTGCGTTTATCATCTAGCTGTTCTAGTTGACCGTATAAACTTTTGAGTGACTTAATTGAAAAGGTAAGATTAAGTGTTCTAATTCTGTGTAGATTAAGTTTTTTGATAGACCACTTTACAACATCCTCGACAACTTGTCTTTGTTTTTTTCTACCACCAGTAATGTTTAACTCTCTCATGTAAAACCCTTATTTGATAAATAGTAGAAAGGCGTAGAGGGAACGAATGTTCCCCCTACTGTAGAACCCAAGAAACGTATCACAATCATCATCATATATTTTGTTTCCTGAGCATTTGTTTGCGGTGCAGTTGATGATGAGGTTGAGAGAGGTTGCACCGCAAACCAAACTTTCCTCGTAGTTTTTATTTTAAGTAAAGTGGGCCAGTCCAGTTCATCGGGAAGTTTCCCTCAAGGACGTTACCCCTTGCGGCGTTCCTCGCTGGTGCGTTCCAACTAGCAGACATCAGAATATCACCCTTACGAAACCTCTTGTCATCTTTCTTGACGATAAAGGCAGTAGAAGAATTATCAGCAATAATCTTGATATACTTTTTACCTTCAGTGGTTCTAATTTTGTCTGCAAACTTTACGGTTGTAGAATCATCCCAATCCATATTTTTTGCCCATGTCGCATAATCTTCAACCATTGTGTCGATTAG